TGAATCACCTACACTTTCTTTAATGTTATATCTGAATGAAACGCTCCATCCCACTTAATTGATTGTCTTGTTATTTTGTAATAATCATTAACCCCTTCTACCTGGTCAATTAATTTCACTTGATTTTCTAATTGCACTGCAATATCACCTCTTGCATTTAATTGTGCATCATATTTAGCATTTAAATAATTATTCAGCAAAGTATCTGCTAAATATTTGGCATATTCTCGTGTCTGAATAAATGGACTAGATATTTTTGGGGCTCTAATTTCTCCTTCTAGTAGAATAGAATTATCATCTTTTGCTACTACAGTACCTTTATTTTGCTCTTTTAAAGGTTTCCCTTGAATATTAATATTTGATAAAACTGAACTCATAGAGCCTGTATTTTGGATTGTTATTATGCAACCCCAAGCATATTTCTGGGTATCAATCACATTTAAATTTGCACCAATTATTGTAGGGTCTTGTACTTCGCTACATGGAATATTATTGAATCTACAAATGAACTGCTTAATTGCGTTTGGTTCTATAATTTCAGACATATCTTCATTATAAATTTCTTGTTGTTCTTCTAATCCATAAGTAACATACTCAACCTCAACATAATTGTAAGAATCCATATATGCTTGTGGATAGTTAACATCCATATAACTATCTTCAGTAAAATCAGTAACATATTCTTTAGCATTTAAAATACTATCGATTACTATACGTCCGTTATGATCACAATATATGCTAATTAGCGCGCAACTAGCTAATTTTTGCAATGCCGATCTATGTGATTGCCTCTCAAACCAGCTATAAGGAATGATAATCGAATCACACACAGAATCTATTTGATAATCACTTGTTGCTAATCCAACATCTTTAAAAATGTCAACTACTAATTCCGTAAGAGTTTTATTAGATTTTAATGTACTAGTTAAATAATTTGTTTTTCTTAATAAATCTAGCGAATCTAACGCTCTTAATTTAGCTATCATTGAACGTCTTTTGACATTCCAAGAATCTGACCAATATACTCCGCAAGGATACCATTCCAAATTATTATTAACATATGCACCAAACCAAACTTTTATTTTTCTATTTTTCTTTAGATAACCTCTTAAAGCTGATTGTTGATTACTAGGACTGAAACGTCTATCTTTATTATTAAATGTAATATTTAATTCATTTGCAGAAACCCCTCCCAATGGTACACTAGTTTCATATGCCGTTTCTTCATATAAACCCACATCTAATAACTTATCAGAATAATAGGTTTCAACTATAACTGGGTACATTTCTAGAATATTACATACCGCATATGGAATACTAATTCTAGTCACATTCAACACTAGTTTAGTTACATTGCTTACAGGAGTTATATCTTTTACCCAATCTACATGTATATTGCCTACTACATTTTCTATATGTAGCAAATTATCGTTACTATCATATAATTTTATACTAAAATCTACAGGGAAATTATTATTCTGTAGATTTCCCACAACCTCTAATTGGATTATACTTCTACTGTCTGTAAAACTAAACGTTATTTCAGCAGCAGGCTCTACAATTCCATTTTCATCTGATAATTTATTATCCAACCAGCCTATTTCACTGCTTTCATCAATAGGGTGATACGTTCCATCTAATTTGTTTTGAAATAGACAAAACCATTTATATTTAGGATTTTTTAATCCATCATATAACTGTTCTTTTTTTGATAAAGCACCTGCAATAGAGGTTTGTATATCTAATGTACTATCTTGTTGCGGATTAGTATATGTCACTTCTACTTTTGCAAACACTTGTCTTGATGGGGCTCTCATAACCGTATGGATATTATCCATAACTGGAGTTTCTGTGAGACTAATATCAAATGATTCATAAGCATTTATAAAAACATTTACTGAATCATATTCAACATCTTTATTAATAACAAGAAAATCAAACTTGTTAAAATTTGTTTTAATTTCTTTTGTTTTACTTATGCTTACGTTTAATGGGTCCGAACTGTTGATGTTTGCACTTATCTGTTTGTTTTCAATAATACCTAAATACAACGTATCTACACAATCAAGATGTCCTTCAATGTGTGATACTTCACCTATACCCAAAGATAAAGTATTTGAATCAGAAATTAGTGGATTTGCTATCCCATGCTCATTAAAATTTAGTTCTAAAGTATCAGAAGACGTAGGTTCGTTAGTATAATCCATTTCAGCAATTACTACAGCATTATTGCTTTTGTTTGTACTATAAATTTCAATTTTAATCTTATCTACACTGTAAAATTGTTTGAAATTTATATGCCAATCTACTTGGTTGTTTGAATAATAATTATCAAATATTACAATATCATTTTTATACAAGTATAAACGTATATACGTAGGATAAATACTTCGCTGATGATCTCCTACAATCCTTATACCATGAATATCTATATCTCCTGGTTCATAAATAATATAGGGGTGTGAAGGAAAATTTCCATTACTGTCACTTAAACAATCGCTAAACACCCCTATTTCATATGCACCAATCGGATCTGGAATTAGATGATATGTTCCATCTAACTTGTTTTCTGCTAAAGTGAACCACTTATAGGAAACAGTAACTATTCCATCATTTATTTGATTTTGTTGTGAACCTTTAGCAGCTGGATAAAAATTTATTGACATCTAATTCCACCTCCTTCTTTTTAAGTTGCGTTAATTGTTATTGTTACTGTAAATGCCCAAGTTTGTCCCGATAACTTAGTTCCATTATTGTCTACTAATCTATTTAACATTACTCCACCAGTTGCGGCATTAAACACTCCCCATTCTTTCCATGTAAAATTTGCTTCATCACTTCCAAAAGTAGCCCTATAAGTTATAGTATTGCTATCTCTAATTGGATACCCTGTATCCATGCCTTTTCTAAATTTATTGGCCCCTGTTAAATCTGTTTGAGTTGCGATAAAAGTAGTATCTCCATCACCTACGCCTATTCTAGCATTCGAATTGTTAAATGGTGTACCTTCCCCTATTAAGGCAGCCGCAATTTCATTTCTACCTGCGTTAGTCAATGCCATTCAAATCAACCTCCTTCCCATTAATGTAATCTAGAGCTTTTTGTCCAGTTAATGTTATGTTTTTATTAACAGTTTCATAAGGATTATTCTCACTATCTTTATATTTTTGTAGCTTAGTAGCTATAGTTATTGATACACCTGTTTTTTCATTAGACATATAAATACACCTACCTCTCTATCAAATTAAATCTAATATCTTTCCATCTTATATTACCATCAATATAATCCATAGCTCCACAGCTTCTATTGCCACAATAAAATGTGCCTGTTTTATTGCTATTTGTTTCAGGATCTATATATTCAACAGTAAAAAATACATCTGATACTTTTGAAAGTACAAATGCAAGTTCTTCTTTGCTAAGATGTTTCCAATTTAATTCTATTTTTCTCTTAGTAGCTATTCTATCAATTATCATTGTTCCTGCTGCAGTTCTATTAGCTTTTGAAATATCCATTATCGATACTGTATAATCAGAAGAAATGGGCAAGGCCACTCCATTTATTTTAATCATATACCCACTCCTTTTTATACTGGTTGAATTATAGTTTCAGCACCCATTCTTTGTAATTCTTTATCTATTTTAGGTAGTAATACCCTAGCTACTTTTGTTCCATCTATTTGTACAATTATTTCTTTATCTTCACTTATCTCAGAATTCTGACTGTTGAAATTACTAACTTGCATTGCACTTAGTACTGCACTTCCAACAGCACTAGCAAGAGTATTTACAAAGCTAGTATTTTCTAGCGGAACTACAGCTTCTTTTCCTGCCTCACCTATCATTGCAAATGTCGGACTATCTATAATACCACCTCTAGCCAGTTTAGGAATTCTAGGAATGTTAATACCAAAACTTCTACCACCATATTTGGGTACCCAATCGGGAATATCTATGCTAATTCTATTTAATCCTCTTATAACAAAATTTATAGCGTCTATAATTAAGTTTAGTGGCACCTTAATTATTCCATATAAACTATCAAATACTCCTTTAAATATATCTTTTACACCTTCCCAAGCCTTCTTCCAATTACCAGTAAATATGCCTGTTATGAAATCAATTATACCGCCTAGTATTTCAAATACTCCAGCAATAACATCTGAAATACCACCTACAAGAGTGCCTATTACATCAAGAATAAAAGAAATAACATTCGATACTGTAGGCCCTAATGTTTCAATAAGCCAATCAACTATAGGTTTTATAAATCCATTGTAAATTTCCAATGCACCATTTACAGCTTTAAATACAAACTCTCCAATCTTTTCTACCATTTTGCTTATATGTTTCTCCCATAACCAACTTAACATTTTCAAAAATGGTTTTATTATAGGTTTAAGTATATTATCCCATAACTTTTGGGCAGTATCTTGGACACCTTTTATAAATTTTTTAATATTATTTAGCAAGGTATTTCCATATTTTCCCCACAGCTTACGTATTATCTCTAATGTATCAAGAACTATATTTTTAATTAAGTCAAAAACAGGCTGTATAACCGTTTGATAAATATCTTTTACCATTTCTGCCGCCCAAGCAAATGTATCGGCGAACTGTTCGAACGCTGATACAGTAATATCAGTAAATATTGGTACAAATGTTTTATATATTGAATCTGATATCGGCATAATGAAATCATTAAGTATATAATCAACAAAAGGTTTTATAGTATTATCTAAAAGATTCTGAAATGAATCACCTATCTGTGCTAAATTTTCTTTATATGCCTCTTTTAATTTTTCAAGCGAAGGTATCCATGTGTTTTGTGTTAAATCTGACATATCTTCAGTAGCATTTTTAAATGTTTTTGAAAATTCTTCTATCGCCCAAGTAGCAGTATCAGCAAATACCGGTGCAAAAACTTCTGCAAAAGTTTTTGTTATAGAAGGTATGAAAATTAATAGTAAATAATCCGCTAAAGGTTTCAGAACGTTTTCTTTAAAATCGTTAGCAGTTTTACCTATTTCATCGAAAGATTGTTTTACAGGTTCTTTCATATCAATTAATGGTTGCAAAGGTTCTTCTATACCTAAAAAAGCTTCTTTAATTTCACTCCCATAGTTTTTTATATCTGCCCATATATCAGCAAATATTTGTTTTACTTTGTCAGCAAATTCTTGGACTCTACTTTCGGTATTCGTAATTTCTTCTTCGCTAAATGCACCTTTATTTCCTAATTGTTCATCCCCTAGTTCTATAGGTCTTGTTTTTACTGAGCCTATATTGCCAGCATTGTTACTCATTTGTTTTTGAAATTGATTAATTTCATCAAATCCAGTAACCGCACTTTTAGCTTTTTTGCTAGCGTCTTTTATAGCTTTACCAACTTGTATTTGCGACTTAGTTGCTTTTACTGCTGTATTAGCTTGTTGTGCCTGTACTTTTGATACTCCAAATAATGCATGTGTAAATTGCGATATTAATTGTGTTACAGTTACTAGCCATTTAGCTAAGTTCGTTAAAATAGGTAATACTACTTGTACTATGGGCATAAAAGCTTGACCTAGATTAATTTTTAATAGTTCTAATTGTGTTCTTAATATTCTTAATTGATTAGCTGGGCTATCAATAGTTCTTGCCAAATCACCTTGGGCATTCTTTGTTTGCTCCATTATAGCTATATATCTTGCCATTACTTTTTGTTGTTGGGTAAGCTCTGCTCCAACTGTAGCTATACCATTTTTATATGCAACCTGTTTTATTGTATTTTCATCTACAAGTATGCCCAATCTTTTCAGCGGTTCAGTTTCTCCAGTTATTCCCGCTCTAATTTTGTCAAATGCTTCTTCATTGGAGATATTATAAAAACTGGCCATATCATATGCTAATTTTGTAAGTCCTTTGCTTAAACCATAAGCAGAGTTTTCAGTGAGTCCCATTGAGGTAGTCATGTTGTAGAGTACACCAACATTTTTCCTTACTTCATAAGCATTAAGGCCAAGTGTCTTTTGGAGTTCATTGCTCCATTTTCTAGCACTATCAGCCATGTTACCCATTGATACTTCAAATAAATTTTCACTCTCTATTGCTTCCATTCCGGACATTATACTATCCTTTATAACTTTACCTATGCCTAATGCAATTATAGCTGCCTTTAGTGTTTTAAACGCCTTTGTAATTCCATCAGTAGACTTTTGTACACTTTTATTTAATCCCGTCATTTGATTTTTTACATTGCTAATTTCCTTTTTAAATCCAGATGTTTCGGCTGATATTAGTACCTTTAATTCCTCAATTGTCAACTACTCTCACCCCGCTTTCTTTTCTGTTCTGCATATGCGGTAATACGTTCTTTTATTATTCTCCAATCCTGCTGTTTCGGTTTCTCGATATCATCAAATAATTTTGGAAATGCTTCTTGCAATGTAGGATATTTATTAGGCTCGTTAAAAGCAAACCTCAACAAATCCCCTAGCTTATACATTAAACTAGCTTGTATCTGCATTTCTTGTTTTACTTTTCTTTGATTCCCCTCTATTGCAGCAATAATTTCACCATATGTCATTTCCCAATAAAAAACTGCATCCACACCGTTTTCTATAGCTGTTGGATACAGTTCTTCAAATAGTTCAGTTAAACTTTTTATTCCCTCATTGTTTGACTTATTTACTTGCCCATCTCTTGGGCTTTTCTGAAAAAACCACTAACCTTAAATACCTCTAATATAATAGGAATTAAGTCAATGTAACTTTTTCCTTCATCCACATATTCATCATATAGCTGATATACAGTTTCTATTGTAATATTATGATGAAACTTTTGCATAGCCGCATGTATTATTGTAAGAGTATCACCGATTTTAGGTAATTCTCCTTTTTCAACGTTCATCAATATATCTAATGGATTTTTTCCTAACTTCTTTTCAAGATTTATAATTTCGCATGCTCCTAGTCTTAGCTTGAATTCTTTTTCTCCTACTTTAAATTCTGTATATTTCATCTATTCATTCCTCCTCTTTAATTATGCACTTGGATTTGTTATCGTAATATCACTTTGTAAACTAAGTGCCGCAGTAAATGTCATAGGTGCATTAACACCACCACCATCAATCTTAACATTTACATATGCATTAAATTGTTGAGCTGAACCATCTGGGTATTCAAGCTTAAATGTAGCAATAGTTTTATTATCTTGCAATCCTCTTAAAATCCTATAATTTGATGTATCTGTGCTATTATCATATATGAATTTAAAAGTTAAATCTCCTAAATCAATTATTCCAGGAATGTATTGCTTAAATTTATCCCCAAGAGTTGTTACATCTATCTTTTCAGCTTCCCCACCCATTTCAGGGACTTCTTGTAAACCTTCTATTTGGGTGAATTCAGTTTGAGCACCTGTTTTATATGATAATTTAGTTTCATTAAAGCTTACTCCTGCCATTTATATCACTCTCCCTTTACTGATATACTAATAAATTTTTCTTATCTACAATACCTCTGTATCTTATAGTTTTATGTTTCACATTTGCGTCTGGAACATCTGCAGCAAATTCTCGTCTAAATCCTATCGAACTCATTTTCTCATCTATTGCCTTTGCTATAGTTCCTGTACTCCTGTTATGCCAAATATCTATTTGAATTACTAATTCTGTTAAATTTTCAGAACCTTTTTTTAAATAATCACTATTCATCTGTTCATAAAAAGAAATATGGGGTAAACTACTCCAATCTCTAGGATATGCATCTGAAACAGTAACTTCTTCTATCTCTTTTAATAAATTAAATATTTGTGGCTTAATATCGTACATTACTTTGCTACCTTCCTTATTTCCTGTATTAACTCGTCTTTAACTATCTTTTTAACTCTTTCTTCATTCTGCTTTAATGCAGGATATAGATAAGGCTGAGGTGCCATACCTGTCCAATCTTCTCTATAAAACAAGTCTATTTCTTTTTTAGCTTCTATATCTGCATTTATTCCACCTTGTCCAGTGCCAAATTCAACATACATAGCATATTCCATATTTGTACCTACTTTGCCTATTACACTACCACTTTTTTCTTCTACAGATGATTGAATACTATTTCTCAAGCTTCCTGTATCCACTGGACATAATTCCTTAGCGTCGCCTTGTACTTGTTTTGTCGCTTTGCCTACCCCTTTTTTTAATGCTTGTTTAGAATTTCCTCCTAATTGGTCAAGTTTTCTTAATAAACTATCTAATCCCTGTATGCTCATTTATTCACCTTCTCTAAATCAAGCACTTTATGAGTATTATATTGTTTTATTGCAACTACCTTATAATCTGGTTTATCAGTTGCTTCAACATTTATGCATATCCCATCAGTTTCTTTTATATCCACATTATTTTCACAGTACATAGTAAGCATATATTTAAGCCTTTCACCATATATTTCAGCTGCAATTTTACCACCTGTAGGTTGAGTATTTGCTTTTATAATAGTACCAACTTCTTCATATTCTTCATAAGTTGTCCCATCAGAATCTTGCAATGGTACTCTTTTTTTAAGTTTGTATTCTTTTAAATCTCTTTGTCTTAATCTCATACATCCACCTCACTATATGAGGACTGCCTTGGCAATCTTCTTTCAGCTAAAATCTTTTTCATGATTTCTTTTGGAATACCTTCTTCAAAGCTCCTGCTTATTCCACCTTCTCCATGTGATGTTTGTCCCTCTATCCCTTGCTTATTGTAATATATAATAGCTAATTCTATCTGTGTATTTAATAGCTTATCCGGAATTGTATTTAAATGCGTTAGTTCTAATATTTCATTTTCTGCATCTTCTAAATACAAACTTAAAAGTTCATCTTTTGATGTATCACCTAAAGATATTCCTAGTTTTATTTTCATTTTTTCTAGTTGTTCCATTGTATCACCTACTTAAAGCAAAGAAGACCACTATTTAGTAGCCTTCTCTTTAGTAACTTTGTTTGACTTTGTCTCCTTCTTAACATCGTCCTTTATTTCGATAAACCCTTTAGCCATAAGCTTTGCTTTTTCATGTTCTGTAGCAACTATTTTAACTACATTACCTCTTTCAAGTTTAAACATTTTACATCACCACCTATGCTAATGCTTCTTTAATATTAACTTTTATTGCTGCAAACTGATTATCCTTGATCCAAATATCGTGATATTTTCTATAGTCAATTTTCCAAGCGTCTGCTTTCTGGTTTTGGTCGGGAGTGAATATCCTAACTTTATCCGTTTTTGATACCGCAATAGGTGCTGTTCTAGGAGTAATTATCCAGTTGATAGTTTTTGCGGTACCATCAGGAGTGAAACCTCCTACTTCTTGCCCTGAAGTTGTACCATCTCTAAAAACATACTTAGTTTTCAATCTAGTTGAAGGCACTTTGATAATAGGATTACCGTCAATTCCTCTTACCTTTGTTTTAACTTCCCCTGCTCCAAAATCAATAATACTTAATTGTTTTGATAATTCTGTTGAATTTTCAAGTATCGCAGCTACAGTCATATTCATTGTAATAACAAGTGGAATTTCTCCTGCAATATCATAGATTGAGTATATATCTTCTTTTAGTTTTGTTAAAATATCATTTGCACTTGGAACATATCCACCAACTGCAGCATTCTTTGCTATAGCGTCAGTTGCAATTTTACTGTATCTGTAAGCGTCTATTTCAGGAATAACGTGTGTTCTTTGAAATTCTCCCATTACATTTGCAGCAGTAGCAACAAAATTAGTTTCGTCTACATCCATTCTATCTAACTGGAACGTTCTGCCTCTATCTTGTGTGAGTGTTTTTGTCTGATATGTTAGGTTTACAGCCCCTTGTACAAAGCCTTCAGCTCTATCATAATCACCAAGACCGTCCATATCAATAATTGGTATTTTAACTTCATTTCCCCCATTATACTTTACTAGTCCTGCATTGGCTTCCATCCATCCAGAAGTAGCTTGAGCTACTACTTGCTTATCAAGTTGTTGTTGAAAAATATTTGCATATTCTAATACGTTTGGCATATTTTACACTCTCCTTTTCTAAAATCCTAAATTTTCTTGAATTGTTTTTGTTACCTGTTCTAATTCAGATGTACCTTCTGAACTTCCACCTTTATTGTTTGGTGCTGTTCCACTTAATGGTTGCTCGAATAAATCCTTATAACCTTCCTTTAAAGCTTTAATCTGATCATCTAATCCCTCAATGGTACCATCTTCTTTAATTTTTAGTTTTTCCCTGTCAAACTTATTCATAAGCAGGTCTTCATATTTAGCTTTGTTATCTTTTAAAGCAATTTTTATTGCATTATCCAATGTAATGTTTTTAATTTTAGCTTCATAATCGACTGTTGCCTTTTCATTTGTATCTTGTAGTTCCTTAATCTTTTGTTCTAGTTCTTCATTCCCTTTGGCTTTTTCTCCAAGTTCTTTAAGTTGCTTGTCTCTTTCTTTAATATCACCTTCTAATTGTTTCTTTGCTTCATTTACTTCATTAAATTTTTCTTTCGTTATAAAGTATTTAGGGAGCTCAGTTTTTATTGATTTAAGTACCTCATCGTCCTTCTCAACCCCTGCCTTTTCGAGTATTTCTTTTAGCCATTCCATTTATATCAACCTCCATAGATTTTTTATAGTCGCTCTCCGACTTGGGAGTTGCTTTGTTCTTTATGCTCTGCAAACTTTTAAAAAGAGCAATAAAAAAAGACTTATTTATTTTCTAAGTCTTTAATCCTTTTATTAACTTTGTTTATTGATATTAAATGAGCTAGTACATAACCAACAAATATACCTAATAAAAACTTAATCATTACATCACCTTTTTCAGACATAATAAAAACACCTACTATTTTTGCTTAGTAAGTGCTTATGGTATTAATTTTGATACACCTTCAACTAACTGGGCTGTTTTCTTCATTAAAGAATTTTCATGTAAGTATTCTAATCCTTTTAAAGTTATTATTGGTTTTATAGACTTTGTTATTCTAGGACTGTAATCACTTATGGTTTGCGAATAAGTAATTCCTTCGATATAACCTTCCTTTGCTAATAAAATTATAATTTTTTCCCAACGTTGCTCTGATATTTTTAATTTCTCATG